AGGTTCCATCTTCTTGGTACTTCCTGTGAGTATGCCCCAGCCTAGACCTTGGAAGCAGGTGTTTTGTTTATACACTACTCCATGGGCTCTGACCTTTCCCTACCTGCGTCGACATTATGTACTATATGTAGTGCATAAGACGCTCTTATGCTTTATGTATAATACATTACCCGCTACTTCGTTCCTAGTACACGGTTTTTAGGAGTGTATGTGTTTTCGAATCACAGCATTGATTCTACGCCAACCTACAGCCAATGGGCTTTCGCTCAGCGTGTTGCGTGTCTGATTTTATCCATCAGTTTTTCCACAGCGGTATTGATATCTGGCCCGCTAACCTTGTGTGCTGTTAAATGTATTCTAGTTGTTTGAGTTTTTTCAAGACGTAATCTGCATAGAGCCTGTGTTGTTGTGGACCTGGATGTTCGTTATCGGTGCCTAAGTCTTTGTAATGCTGGTAATTGTTTAAGTCTAAGTAATAAAAATAGAACGGAAATTGATTTAGTAGCATTGATAGTGTTTTACTGTTTAATAAGCCTAATAGTAAGAGTTTTGTATTTGTTTTTTTGCAATAATTTATTACCTGTAAAATGTTTTTTAATGCCTGGTATTTCGTATTTTCATGCAAAAGCATTCGTTCTACAGTTTTGTCATTCATCCACAATGGATCAGTGCTATTGTAAGATGATTTTCTAAAGTTTGGATTTACATGCCTTACTGTATCCACCTCAGACCAATAATCAAATCTATTCTCTGACGTGAGCCCCCAAATTAAAATATCATTTTTGCGTAAGTCTGATCTTAAAATTTGGTCAGCCTGCCATGGTATACTGCTACCAACACAAGTCAGATGACTTACCGGTTTATCAAGATGTTGTGCAACTAAATTTCCGTAGCGTTGATTTTTATCTACACCTTTTCCAAAAGTTATACTACATCCTGCCACCCAAAGTTGTGACGCATCTGTTTTTCGTTTTTCTAGATCGTGTTCGTCTGATTTTATCTCAGGCACATCAACATAATGCTGATTTAAATAATTTAAACCAATAACATTTTGTTTTTCTTTGGCAAAGTAACTCAGTATAAGTTCTGTTGCACCTTGCACACTTTCTAAAAAATCTGTTTCAACAGACTTACCATCACACCAAGTTTGTGGAGTAAAATATTCAATTTGGTCTGCCTTGTTGAGAATATTGTAAATTGTTAATTCGTCTTTAGGTAGATCTCCCAATGCGGTATAATATACACCACTGCTACTAGAATAAAATTCTTTTAGATTGTTTGTTGATAGCAATTTTGCATCTGAATGTTGACTGCATGCATACACAGCCAAGTCTTCATAGATATCACCTACATAAATTTTTATCACAACGATCTACCTATGTTTTAATATTTTTCAAGCCTTCTTGGAGAATTTTACTACTGCCTACACGAACGTTTATAATGCCATTATAGTATTCGTCTGTTTCTAGAACTCTTCTATCGAACTGCTCTTTTGCTTCCAGATAACTCATCAAGCCTCTACTATTACAAAAGTGCAAGATCTCTCGTGTGAAATTGTCTGCGCCTAACTTTTCTACGTCTGCCTTTAGATTGTCTGAACTACCCCAGTAATCCTGCCAATCACTTTCTACTTTTTCTCTACGCCTGTTTTTTCTGCCTTTAAGCGGTGGCCGTGTCTTGGAAAACTTGGCCAGCTTCTTGCCCACATACTTGCGGTTGTTTGTTAGATTGGTGATAAGGTAAACAAATCCTTCGCAGTCTTTGGGTAGTTCTTCTACCGTCTTACCATTATAGGTCCAATCCATAGTGCTCCTCTGGGCTCTTACTTAGTCCTGGTTAATAATACAAGTAATTTATTGTGTCAATGTTGCTTACCATTCAGACACGTATTCCAGATCTGTGAGTTTATTTTTTGTACACTTGGTCCGGCATTCAAGAGTATCAAACTTCATAAACTCTGTTTGCCAAAACTGATCGTTAACTACAGATTCAACACTGTTATGATACAGATTAAATTTGTTTTTGGCTAATGTTTGCCATTGCTGGTTATGTTCGTAACGAGTTGCAACCCAACAACAAGGATAAAATTCTCCACGACTGTTTAAAAATACTCCTTTGGCTCCGATGTGACATAAACCAAAAGCCTTTGTACTGGTAATTAGATTTTTAGCACGGTTTTTGTACATTTGTTTAAGATCCGAACCTGGTCTAACTTTATCGCTTAGTTCTACAACCTCCCGCTGAAATCTATCACCGAGCGCAATTAGATCTTTGTTCTTTGGTTGTAGATTGTCCTGCGAATTGTAAATCTCAGGATATTTTAATGAAAACTTTGTGCTTTTTGTAAGTTGGAAAGCATCAAACTGCCAAAGTTTTGCAAGATCTTGTAACCGCTGTAAATGGTTTTCATTGAAAGCAAAGGCAATACTAGCCCATAATCTGTATGAAGTTTGATTGGCCTGTCGGAACGCTAGTATGCCTTCAACAATGCTATTCCAATCACAATTAACACGGTACTGCTCGTTACTCTTTTGGTCCCAACCGTCAATGCTCCAATGAATTTCGTCGTGCTCATTGAGAGTACTACCTAACGAGTCCCACCATTCTGCACTCTTGTAACTACCATTGGTTACTATCACTAACTGCAAGGAAGGATTTACACTTTTAAGCCATGCACAAATTTCCAAAAAACTTTTGCAATAAATTGGATCACCATCGTTGCCACAGAAAGTAATTTTTTTCATGTGGCGCACAACGTTAGCACTGATGTTGTTTTGGAAAAAATCTAGGTTCAGTGATGTGTTAAGTAAACTCTCAGGTACTTCGGCCCTTGGGCACCTTGGACATTTCAATGTGCAGATACTGCTTACTTCAATATGCCAATGATCCCAGGCGATGTTCATAGTACATCCACGTCTGTGTTGTAGTTGGTAAATCCGTTCTCCTTGATTACCTTCAGAATATTACCAACTCTCCCTGCTAGTTCATCTTTGTGGCTCACTAACCATACACTCTTGTGTCTTTCTCTAGCCATGTGTTTGAGCAGTCCAAGTGCATTTTCAACACCACTGCTATCCATGCCTGAATCGACTAACTCGTCGATGAACAACAGGTTGATTGGTTTGTACAAGCTCTCCCAAACGTCACGGAACGACCAACTCATTGAAAGTATAAGTCTGTTGCGCTCGCCTCGACTCAAGTTATCAAAGTCCAAGTCCCTACCAAGTTCGGTTATTTCTACACTAAGATCGTTTTGGAACACAACCTGATGTGGCAATCCAATTCTATCCAAATAGTGCGTAAGTCTTGCATTCAAGTAACTCAAGTTTTGATCAATGATACGTTTACGCACAAAACTATCTTTGTTGGTAAGCAGTTTGTATAAGAAGTCCTGATGTTCTTGCAGTCTGGTTAGTTCATTTATAACATCATAGTTCACAGACTGAAGCGCCTGTTGTTTCATTTCTTCAATTTGTTCACTGTACGGATCTGTTTCAGCACTGCGATTTTCTAGTTGCTGTTGTAGTCCACTAAGTGTGTTCTGATGTTCGTATGCTTGTTCTACGGTGTCGTAAAACACCGTGGGTGCAGTGCCCAGTTCACCTAGTTCAGCAAGAGTATCTCTGTGTTCTTGTTCTTGTGTTTGATTAGCAAGTATTTGATGTGCTGTTTCTTCTAGTGTAGCACGTTTGCCTTCTAGTATTTCTTCATGCTTGTTGTCGTGCAGTTCTTGTCCACAAGCATAACACTTGTGGCTTTGTAAGTCTTCAATCTCTTTTTCCAGTTTTGCTTGTAATTTTTCTAGTTTAGCGTTGTCTTGATCTATACTGCGTATCCATTTGTATGCATCTTCAATGGCTTTTTTGGTGTCGTAGAACGTGTCTAAAGCCCTGTGTGCGGCGATCTCTGCGTCAATGTCTACATGGCTTAGGCTGTCGATAGCGGTGGTTAAACCTTCAACATCTTCTGTTTTCTTGCGTTCCCAAAGGGTTCTACGTTTTTCTAGGCTTACAATTTGGTCTTCAATTCGTTTGTTGGCTTCTTGCACCGCTTTGATGCGCATCTCTTCTTCTTTCTGCGCATCTTTGGTCTCTTTTATACGTTCTTTAATTGCTTCAGCACGTTCCGAAAGCAGTGTAATACCCAATAGTTCTTCAATGATAGCACGTTGATCATTGCTTCGCATGCTTAGGAACGGTTCCGTATATGTGTTCAGCGCCAGAACATGCTTGAACATGTCGTGGCTGAGACCCAATATACGTTCAATCTCTGCTTGTGTTTGTCTGCTGTCGCCCTGAGCGTTGTCCGTTGTTTCCTGTTCTTGATTATTCACAAAGAACTTGAGCAGGTTAGGTTTACGTCCCCGCTCCACACGATATTCTTGCCCGTTAACCGCAAACTCTAAACTTACCAACATGTTCTTGCCGTTGGTTTTGTTAATCAAGTTATCCTTGCGGATGTTGGTTAATGCACTGCCATACAGTGCGTAACTGAGTGCATTAATGATTGTGGTTTTACCTGTACCATTACGGCTACCATCACCGCCTAGGTCTAGGTTTTCACCTAGTACCAGTGTAAGGTCTTGCCTGTCAAAGTTAATGGCCTGTGTGGCATTGCCCACACTCATGAAGTTTTTAACCGTAAGGTCTTTTATATGAATCATAGATTTTGATATATTTCTAACAGTAGTTTGTTATCGTAAAACTCACTTTCAATGTTTGTGATTTGATCAGTTACAATCTGATCTACACTTTCAAATTTAATTTCGCCAACACTTACTGTGTCTTCAAGTGCGCCGCGCTTGTTTGGTATTAGTGCCATTTCACGCAGATTGTAATCTGTTACAAATTTTTCTTTAATAAAGTTTGCTTCTTCGTAAGATATGTCTATATCCAAGTTTACTCGCACATGCATTTTGGGTTTGAGTATTGTAGCGGCGTTATCTATTACTGTACTAAGATTTAGCACTTTGTACAACGGTTGATCTGGCCAAGCAAGGTATTCTGGCTCACCTCCCCAATCCAGTATCATACAACCACGCTCAGCATCTCCTGCATCCGAAAAGTTATGAGGGAAAGCATTACCAATGTAGTTGATGTTGTTCTTGGTTTGCCGCATGTGAAAGTGTCCTGAAAACACCTTGCCGTACTGTCCAAAGTGTTCTGCTTTTACCTCACCGTGGTCTGGCATCTCTACCATTGCGTTCATTTTAAAGTGCGGCAGTTCGAAGTGTCCAAAGATATACTGAGCACTCATCTTTTGAATGCGTTTGTGATCATCGCCAACCAGCCAAGGAGCAATAACCACATCACCATCTTCAAACCAATCGTTGCAGATGTGGATGTTTGGCAAGTGTTTGGCCCACTCTACTCCTGTGATGTCACGTTTGTCTCTGTAGTACAAATCATGGTTGCCAGGAATAAAGTAAAATTGATCAAATGCTGCATTGAGTTTTTCTAGTGCTCTCAATGAATAATCAAGAGTATGAAGGTTAATACTAGCTCTATGATGATGCCAATCACCAAGAAATAGTCCAGTTGAGATATTTCGTTGTTTTGCTGTTTCAATGATCCACTCTACAAATTTTTCACAGTCCTGGTTGTGTAGAAGGCTGTTACTTTTCAGCCCAAAGTGAATGTCCGTGAACACTATGGCTTTTTTAAAAAGATTACTCATTTAACATATCCCAGTATAAGTGCAGCTTCATGATGTGCGTCTGCAAAGTTTTGATTTCTAACATTGTCAATTTTTCTTGTGTATTTGATGAATTCATCTGGCCCAGATAGGTCGATACTACTGATGTAGTCTAAGAATACATGAATTTGGGCGGTGTGTCGACCGAAATCGGTATTATTCCATTTATCAATAACTTGCTGTTGAAAAGTTGAATTCATGCTTGATAAATTTAAGCATTCAGGGGCCTGTAGGTGATTAAACCAAACATGGTCAAAGTTCTGTTGGTCTGCCCACTGAACTAGTTCAGGTATGTAGTAAACATTTTGCATGTTGATAGTAATACTTACTTGGGTAACAATGTTTTTAATTTTGTCTTGATTTATAACCGATACTACATTTTGTACAATTTCCCATTGTGACCCGTATCTTTGATAATCAAATCTATCTTCAATGTCATCGATGCTGAGATCCAAACGTACTAATTTAAATTGTTTCCAGAGATCCAGTTGACTTTGTGTTGGCAGAACTGTAGCATTTGAATTGTATCTTAAAACAATATTTTCTGCATAGCCTAAATCACAAGCTATGTTTAAAACTTTCCAATGATGCTGGCTTAACAGTGGTTCGCCGCCAGCAAATTCAATGTAGTCTACATTCTTAAGCAACTTGGTTAGTTCGCTCCAAAAATTTTTGTTTTTCTTAGGCCACTCGCCTCGTCGAAGTGCTAGATATGCTTCGTGTTGTTTCTTCTCAGATACAGGAACATCTTTTAATATTTCTGCTGCCACACTACTACTCCAATTCATGTTACAAATTCTACAACTAAGATTACACATGGATCCAAGTTTCAAATTAAAACTGGTTAGGTTTTCAAAATTTTCAGATTCATAATCAATGTTAAAAAGTTTATCTCTAGCAAGCCATTGATATAGTACTCTATCACTTTGTTTTCCAATTTTTTCTTCGTTCCAACACTTACTACAGCCTGATGGATATTTTCCTTGGCGGAATTGATCACGTAACAGTTTAACGTCGTGACTAAAATACAAGTCTTCAAATTTAATATTGTTGTTGTCATTGAGATTTATTACATTGCCAAGTTCATCTTTAATTTCGTGCTTGTATACACAACAAGGACGCACTGTGCCATTGGGCTTGAACTCAAGTTGTGTCCAAGGATACATGCACATGCTTTCGGGCGGATTTAACAAAGGTTTGCAATCTGGTAAATTTTCAACCAGGTGATCATCATGTAAATCAATCTTCAAGAGTTCAAAAATATTGTCCTCATCGATACTGTAAGCATCATGCACATCTTTGATTAATTTTTTTGTACCTTGATGAGTATTACATATTAGTACAAAACAATCAGAAATATCTAAATGAGTTATTACACGTTGAAGATGGGCCAATAAGTCTCGCGGTATTGCTCCTTGAAAGCTAAAGATTAATCTTTCATTGGATGCGTAACTGGGCTTGTATAATTCTTTGCATTTTTTATACAAACTACTGCTAGGCAAATACAAATATTTTTTTAAGTAAACAATTTCTTTATAGATGTATTGCTCAAGATAACCTTGGTTATTCTTCAACTGCGCCGCCTGCTTCGTACTCTGCAAGTACCTTTGCTTCGCGACTGTTTTTAAACTGTCTTGTATAACTTGGGTTCAAGCCATTCTGTTCCAAGATGTCATCACGAATGTTCTGCATTTTCTTTTCAATGTTCAACACCCTTGTAAAACTGTTGGTAATGGCCGCTGTGTAGTATGCAAATGGGTTTTGTGATTTACTCTCATCAAACTGCAATCCAATCTGGCTGAGTTGTAGCAGTGCTTGTCCACGCATTTCTTCGTTGTAGGTATAGCCACGCCAGTTGCTTCGTGTAGCATAACGTTCGCACAGTTTGATAAACATGTGTGCTAGTTTTGGAGTCATCATGCCATGATCCTTGCGAAACTCTCCTGAATCTAAGTCTCCTTTCCAGTGGCTTTTGCCTACTAGGTATGGCTGTTTGTTTTCGTTGATCCGATAATGATAGAATGGTGGGAATGGCAGTTTTACATAGTTGAGATCCTGTTTGACATCTTCCATAAGTTCTTGTAAACCATCATCTTCATAGTCTACATCGTCCATTTCGAGTAGTTCTTCCAGTTTTGATTTTTTCTTTTCCTGTGCTTTTGTAAGTTTCTTTGGTACCTTGGGTATGTGTTCCCAACAAGTGATACGGAAAACAAGATCTGTGTTTGCTATATCTTTTTTAGGATCTAGTATTTCTCCTGTCTCTCTTTTGATACGATCTGCTCGATTGCGTCTTGCTTCGGCTACAGTGCGTTGATTAATTTTGTCAACGCTGGGTAAAATAATATCATATTGATGATCAGTTTCACGATCTAGATACGAACAGTAGGTGTTTTTACTGCGGTGAATTTCTTTCAAAATGTCACGATTATTAAGATAATTTACTTTTTTAGGTTGCTTGATAGCCATTGAAATCTCCGTAGGAATGTACTTATTATACAGGTCTGAGCGGGGTTGTCAATCATTAACTTAGCCGTTTTTGCTTGCCATAAATAACAGACAGGAGAATGATGTGGCCTACACTCAAAATGATTTGATTGCTTTACAAAATCAGAAAAAACGATTGATTCAACAATATACGTCTACCACTTCCCGGATAGATGCACTCAATGCCACTATACAACAGCAAGGATTCAATACTTTTCAACAGTTTGCTGAAAGCGAAAGATTAGAAAGATCATTGGAAGCTACCGCGGCCAGCATGATTGAAGTAGACGGAGAGATCTTTGAAGCACAATTAGAACTTGATCAGTATGTTCCTGCTGGTGCTGCCACGCAAGCACCTCCAACCGTAAGTCCTGCACAAAGTCCAGTAGCAGAACAAGCAGAAGCTCCAACTAGAAGAAATAATCGTCAAAGAGCACAAGCACAAAGATCACCTGCCCAAGATCCTGAAGTACAACAGCAAGCAGAAGAAAGTTTTGATGAGTTCTCAGATATTCAAAGAGATATTTCAGTTGAGCCTGAGGTACCAACTCAAGACGAACCAGTTAATACCCAAGAAAATAACAGGGCACGAGCACAGGCACAAAGAGTTCAAAATGCCAGCGCAGAAGGAGTTTCTCTTACTAGTCCAGCCGCCGAACAGGTAGAGAGTAATAGACAAAGGGCTCAGGAGCAACGATCTAACCTAAATTCCACCGATACTGAAGATACCGACGACACGGGTTATCCTGGTGAAGATCCATTTCAAGAACTAGAGTTTGGAGCAAACCTTAAGAGAGCACCAGCAGATGGTGTTGACCCATACGGTCAAGATGACGAAGACGAAGAAGATTTTCCGGTTACTCCACCAGATCCAGTACCACAGGTAAACAGCGCCGCCTTGGAACGTTTAAAAAGCCAAGCGGCAATTCGTGCTACCAGAGAACCAAGCATTGGCAAGGGAGATTGGCGTGTTAGGCTACAACTTGCGCCAAATGCTCCGTACTTTTACAATGATCCTGCTAATCGTTTATTGGCACCACTCAGAGTAACAGATGGCATTATATTTCCATATACTCCAAGAGTAAATCTCAATTATCGTGCAAGGTACACCCCTTATGAGCCAACACACAGCAACTATAAGCACTACTGGTACCAAGGCAGTGACGTTGGCGAGATAAACATGGATGCAACTTTTACAGCACAAGATACCGCAGAAGCAAACTACATGCTGGCTGTAATCACATTCCTAAAAGCAGCAAGCAAAATGTTTTACGGACAGGATGCTGACAGGGGAAGCCCACCTCCAGTTTTATTTTTAAGCGGATTTGGTGAGTATCAATTTAACCAACATCCAGTGGTAATTACACAATTTAACTATAACTTGCCAGATGATGTTAACTACATTAGGGCCAACGCAACACAGATAAATGGACAGGCTGGAACATTGCAATTTAGACAAAATCTAAACACAAATAATTCAACACTTCCTAGCAGTCGAATAAGGGCACTGATTAATGGGCTACCAACCGGTGCGGATCCAAACAATACCACTCCAAGTGGGCCTAACCTTGGACAAAACTCGCCAACCTATGTGCCAACCAAGATTGAATTAAACGTTTTGCTGCTTCCGGTACAGAGTCGCAGGGAAGTTAGCCAGGTATTCAGCCTGCAGAAATATGCAAATGGCGACCTACTTAAAAGAGGATTTTGGTAATGGCCGTACAGTACAAACCTACCAGCCCGTACTTTGATACTCCTACCAGGGACGATAACTATCTCAGCCTAATGGTAAACAGAAATATTCCAAAACTAGTGGATGATCTTGAGTATACAATAACAGTGACATACAATCTACGTCCAGATTTGCTGGCCTACGATCTTTATGAAGATGCAACGTTGTGGTGGGTGTTTGCTCAACGTAATCCTAATACATTGGTCAACCCACTGAATGATTTTACCACAGGCACCACAATTTACCTGCCAAAAAAAAGCACACTGAAAACAGTGCTAGGGTTCTAAACCATGGCCACGTCCCAAGACTACTACAACGAATATAATTTCTACCGAAGCCTATTAGGCAGGATCTCTGCTCAAGTCGCTGGTATACAAAGTGCTGTAGACAACGGTGCGACAGCGGCTGAAATTACAAATCAAGTGAATGCAATTAGTGGTGAAATTGGTGATGCTATCGATGCACTAAACGATCTCATTGATAAAGTTGTCTCCAACACCACGCTCACAGATGAACAGGAAACAAACTTATTAAGTGCGATTGATGCCTTGGGCGAGGGTTTTAATGACGCAAACTCAAGACTGAATTCGATTTTTAGACAAGCCGAAAGGCAGGATTTTGAAAGACGCAAGGCGCCGCCATTGCCTACAAGCAACAGCGCAGGACAGGAAGTTGAAACTGGAGCAGCGGCACAGGACGAAAATGCCGCTACGCAGAGTCCTGCAGTACCACCACAGACACCTATTACGCCAAGTGGTAGCAACGCAAATGAGTATGAACTTGCTGATCCTGCAAACGATTATGGTCCTGAGGGAGGTGGTTTAAGGCAACAACCGGGTGCCAACGGCACTATCAAACAAACACAAACCAACCCTGGCGGTGCTAGCAACACGGATGATGCATACGAAATCCCGCGTGACACCAAAGGAGCATCAACCGGTAGCGATGGACGTCCTACCATCTCCGCTGAGTTTTTACAAAAAATTGAACCGACGCCAAACATGCTTGCCGGTTTGAGCAACATGACCTACAGCATCAGCATTTACCTGTTGGATCGCAGGGAATTTGTAGATTTGCTCATCAGCCAGGACAAAAAATTACCCAGCAAGCAACTGATTATTCAAAGCGGAGGAGCACCACTTGGCGAGCGTAATCAGTGGTTTGATCTTGATCTCTACATAGAAGATTTAAACATAACCAGCGTTGTTGGAACGCAGGAGGTTGGCAGTGCAAACAATGCAGTGCTGTTAAACTTTACGGTTGTTGAACCAAACGGAATCACATTTTTAAACAGATTAAACAATGCATGCATAGAACACACAGGACTAACAGCCGCCACAACCAGTGAACTAGCACAAAACTATCTAATGGTTATACGCTGGTACGGTTATGATGAGGCGGGCAATCGTGTAACAGCAGATCAGGTTTTTAAAAACGCAAACGTGACCGATCAGAATGCCGTGGCTGAAAAGTTTATCCCATTCCAGATTGCAAACATTACCTATCAGATAAAAAATCAAAACGTAGAGTACCGAGTAGAAGGAACTATTCCTCAAACCCAAGTTGCACTAAGCACGGCCCGTGGAAGTATTCCATTTAACTTGCAACTTGTAGCACCTGATGTACAAACCCTGTTAAATGGCAAGTTAGGTTTTTCATTCTCCCAAGGAGATGACGACGACATCGACGAAGGCGACGCGGGCGACGCACCAACCAGCAGTGCAAGTGGATTAACAGGATCTACTATTACGCAGGGACTATGTGAAGCACTTAACGAGCATCAACAGCGTTTGGTTCGGCAAGGCACATATGAAGTGGCCGATGTGTACGAAATTGTTTTGCAAGATCTGCCAGGATTAAAAGATGCTAAGTTAGAAAAACCACAGCCTCAGCAATCCAAACAAAATGCACCCAATAAAAAAACAACCAGCAGTTCACAGCAATATCTTGGCAGCAAACTCAACTATGATAGTGCAACCAAAAACTGGAGCGTAGCCGCTGGACAACAGATTGTGCAGTTGATCGATCTAGTGATGCGCAGTAGCACATATATAACAAGCCAACAAAATGTTGTGTTTGATTCAAAAACAGGCAAAATTAAATCTCAGCAGAGCAAGGTACAAACGGTCCAGTGGTACAGGGTTAGAACTCAGTGTACTCCCATAGCGTACGATAACAAGCGCAGGGACTATGCATACAAGATCAAGTACACCATCAGTGCCTACCAGATCAACACCCCACGCAGTCCATACTTTCCGCCGGCAACCTACAGGGGAACGCACAAGTTGTATCCATATTGGTTTACTGGTGAAAACACAGAGGTACTTGACTTTGTGATTGAGGTGAACAGCAACTTCTTGGTTACCATTGGAAATGATGGTAGCGTGGAGGATAGTCCACAGGGTAGATATCCTGTGAAAAACAATTATGGGCCACCTAATGCCAGTCAACAAGGCGGTTCCAAAGGCAGTAGCATACCCGCCGCTAACCTCAGTGATAGATTGTACTACTATGCCGATGTGGCCAACAACAAGATTACCATTGTTGGTGACCCGGATTGGGTACAACAGTCTGAAGTGCTCTACAACGAAAAAATAAACCTCAAACCATTTATGCCAGATGGCAGTGTAAACTATGATGGCAGTGAAGTACTCTACGAAATAAGATTTAATCCAGTGGTGGACTATGACCTAACCACGGGTTTAAGTCCTGTGTATGAAAACAATACTGTAAAGAATGTTGTAGGTGAGACCAACGTTGCGCAAGAGAGTCTGGTGTTTGCTGCCAACAGGGTAGAGAACAGTTTCAGCAAGGGTGCTTTTACACAAACACTACATGGCACCATACGAGAGTTTGAAGGCGCCACCGGAGGTCCAACCAAAGGTATCAATCGTGGTAATGCCAAGGCTGATGAAAACATAACCCTAGGTTCAGCCTTTGACACCAGCATTGCTGATATTGGCGCACAGCAGGAAGCAGATGGCTTGGAACAGTGGCCAACCAGCCCAATCGGAAGCACTCCTAAGAGTGCCTCGCAACCAAATCGCAGCATTCAACTTACACCCACGGGTAGTAAAAACTTTAACATTGACAAGAAATTACCGTTTAGAGACACACAAATTGGAGGTCAGACCGTAAGAGTTTACGGCAGTGATCGAGATTTGACTAAATTTGTAGGAGAGCAGGCGGTACAACCCAAGCCTGGTAGTCCGGTAGTCAGTGATGATGCAGGCACCGAAGTTGTCTTTGGTGGAGTGGGTGGTTATGGAAAAGGAATAGGGTAAATGGCAGAAAACGTACAACGTACCAAAGGAGTAAGCAAAGCCTTCACCACCGGAGCAGGTGGTGTACCGGCAGAAAGCGGTCCTTTTATTGGCATTGTAAAAAACAACGTTGACAGCACACGCAGTGGAAAAATTGACGTCTACATAGAATTCTTAAGCGGGCCAGATGAAAACAATCCAGACTTCTGGAAACCAATGAGTTATATCAGTCCATTTTATGGATCTACTGATCCTGATAGTCCGGATACTGGAGCAGGAAGTTTCCTACAGAACAAACACAGTTATGGTATGTGGTACACGCCACCAGACGTGGGCACACGAGTTATTTGTTTCTTTGCTAATGGTGATCCGAACCAAGGATACTATCTTGGAAGCGTTGTTACTGGCGATGAACCGCACCACATGGTACCAGCCATAGGTAGTACATCAAACTATGTGCTTGAAGCAGGGCAACAACCAGGACTTTTTGCAAACAGCACCCAACTGCCTGTTGTTGAATACAATGACGAAAACCCTGCAATAACCGAGGCACCAAACTGGCCTCGTGTACCTTATCCTGTACACAACTATCTTGCTGGTGTTTTAGTTCAGCAAGGAGTTATTTCAGACAACGTGCGGGGGACAATTGGCAGTAACAGTTACCGTGAAAGTCCCAGCACGGTCTATGGTGTAAGCACACCAGGAAGACCAATTTACAGCGGCGGTTATAGTGACGTTGAAATTACAGCAAGACTTAACCAAGATGCAAATAATCCTGGAAGCGTACCAATTGGCTCAATGAAGGTAATCGGACGCAGAGGCGGCCATAGTTTCATTATGGATGATGGTGATATAAATGGCAACGATCAACTGGTGCGTATTAGAACGGCAAAAGGCCATCAAATCATGCTCAGTGATAGCGGAGACAGCCTTCATATCATGCATGCAAATGGACAGAGTTGGGTTGAGCTTGGTCTCGAAGGCACCATTGATTTATTTGCAACAAACAGTGTTAATATTCGTAGCCAGGGTGATATTAACCTGCATGCCGATGCCAGCATTAACTTGAACAGTGGTAGTACAATGAATATGTATAGCGAGTTCACAATGAATCTTGAAACCACGGCTTTACAACTTACAGGAAAAAACACTTTAACTGCTTATAGTGAAAAGTATGTTGGTGTAAAAAGTGATGGTAGCCTGGCATTACAGAATTCAAAAACAGGAAGTTGGAATGGTGGTAGTGCCCTTAATTTAAAAGCAGGTTGTATCAGTTTAAACAGCGGCAGTGCAGCTAGCGTAGCAAAAACAACCAAAATACCAAGACAGAAACTCCCAGATGTAATTTTTGACAGTACCAGTGGTTGGACGGTTGAACAGAATAAAATTGATACGGTCGTAACTCGAGCTCCAACCCATGAACCTTACCCGTTGCATGGCGGCGGTACTGGTACTGTGACCAACATTACAAATGTCACAGAAACGGTACCTACCCAACCCGAAGTTACTGATGCAATAAATCAAGCAAAAGATAAAGATTTCAATGCAATCGACGCCACCCAATACGAGACCCAAACAAAAGCAGAAATCAGCGTAGGTAGCATTGCACCAGAGCAGGTCACTGGTATGCTTGCTCAAGCAAAGGCTGAAGTACCGCAGGCATCAAACGTTATAAGTGATAACATAGGAGTAGGCACATATGGTTTTTCAGCAGGTAATTTGGAAAAAGCCGGATATCTCAAGCCAGGCACAGAAGACTTCTATATCAAAGGATCGACTGCTAATTTAAGCACGGTCCTAAGCAGTCCTGATGTATGGTCTGGTAAAGATGGTGTTACTAATGTTAGCCTGTTCTTAACTGACGAATCACTACAAGACAATACTAAAGCAAGTTTGTTTAAGAGCAGCCTTGATGACCTTCGGGCTGAAGGTATAGTTACTGGTGCAGAATCACCTGATGATCTAGCCAGTGTGGTATCTGCAACCAGTTTAACAGATGCAAGTACCTTTAAAAAGTATCTCAACAATGAAGTTACTACCGAAACAAAATCAAGCATGGATAAAGCAATGGCTGGCGGTACCTACAGCGTTCAATTAGTAGATCAGAAGATTAGTAATAGCATACAAGGATATACGGTTCCAACGCCTAGTGGATCTAAAACAATACGCAAAGAAGTTGATGTTGCGGTGACCACAACCATTAACACAACAAAAACTCAAGGACCTACATACACCAGAACCAGTGCTCCAAGGGTTAATAATGAACGAACCAAGGAACTTCTACGCCAGATTAACAATGTTACAAAGAGTGAAATGGTGGCAGCTAAAAAAGCCTATCTACTTGCAAACCCAGATAAAAAGTTCAAGGACTTTTTGCGTAGCAGTGAAGCAGAAGCCTTACGCAAAAAACGTGATAGACTACAGGCCGAATTAGAAGAAGCAAGAAGGGGTTAAATACACTATGCCAACTTTCGTAGGATTCAACACAATAAATCAATACAAAAGATACACACTGGTAGACTTTGATTTGATTAAAAGAGATGTCCTTAATAGCCTTAGCATCAGACAAGGTGAAGTTCCTGGACGTCCACTGGTTGGTACCAGCATGTGGAATTTTATTTTTGATAATCAAAGCACAGAAACCGTGAGGCAAATAGAGGCAGAAATGCGCAGGGTGGTAGGCCTTGATCCTCGTGTAGCAATTACTGATCTAACTGTTAGTACTCAGAATAACGGAATAATAGTTGAAATGGCAGTTCAAGTTGTAGGAAGCACAGAAGCTCAACGTTTAGCGGCATTTTTTGATCAACAAAGCAGCAGAGTTTCGTTTGTATAAACTACCACTATAATTAAAGCCATAAATACTTCACGGAAGGTACTATGGCAAAGACAACTAGACAAACAGCAATTTTTGGTGTTGAAGATTGGAGACGCATCTATCAGACTTATAGAGAGGCTGATCTTCAAAGTTATGATTTTGAAACAATAAGAAAAAGTTTCATTGATTATATTCGTTTGTATTATCCAGAAAGTTTTAATGACTATACTGAAAGTTCAGAGTTTGTGGCTCTGCTGGATGTTATGGCATTCATGGGCCAGGCATTAAGTTTCCGTAATGATTTAAACACTCGTGAAAATTTCCTAGACACAGCCGAACGTAGAGACAGTGTAATCCGGCTGGCTGAGTTGGTTGGCTACACACCAAAACGCAACACCGAAGCCAGTGGTTTCATAAAAGTTACTAGCGTTATTACTACAGAAAATGTGACCGATTACAATGGTAACAACCTCTCAAATGTTACAATAAACTGGAATGATGCAACAAACGCTAATTGGTTTGAGCAGTTCACGGTTGTACTAAATGCTGCATTAACCAGCAGTCAACGCATTGGAAAACCTGGATCTAGCCAAGACATTCTCGGCATTCAAACAGACGAGTACACGGTAAATTTGATACCTGGATTCTTGCCAGTGATTCCTTACAGCACCACTGTGAATGGTGTGGATATGTCATTTGAAGCAGTAAGTGCAAGTACTCAAAATGCCAACTATGTTTATGAACCAGCACCACAACCAAATGCTGCTTTTAACATACTTTACAGAAATGATAGGGCAGGGTTTGCAAGTCCAAATACAGGATTCTTCTTCTACTTCAAACAAGGAAGTTTACAAAATCTTGATTTCAACCTTGCGGAGCGTGTAAGCAATCGTGTGGTTGATGTAAACATCGAAGGAATTAACAATAGTGATGTTTGGTTGTACCAATTGGATTCAGTAGGAGCAATTGACAAAGAATGGACAGAGGTAGATAATATCTTTGCTGGAGCAGTGGAACAAACTGCCGCTGACGTACGCCAGTATTTTAGCGTTACAAGCCGTAGCAATGATCAGATAGCCTTAAACTTTGGCGATGGTGTATTCAGTGAAATACCGGTGGGCAATTTTAGAACCTATGTCCGTTCCAGCAACGGACTACGATATATTATTAACCCTGAGGACATGCAAAATGTTCAACTATCGCTTACATATACCAGCAGAGCAGGAAGGCAAGAAACAATTACATTTACATGTGCATTGGCACAACCAGTAAGCAACGCAACCAATAGGGAAGGCATTGCTGACATCAAAGGTCGAGCACCTGCAAAGTTCTATACACAAAATCGTATGGTGAATGGTGAGGATTATAACAATTTACCATATAGTCTATTCAGCACCATTATTAAAAGTAAAGCAGTCAATCGTAGCAGTATAGGAACCAGCAGATACCTAGATCTAGTTGATATCACAGGAAAGTATTCAAGCACAAATGTATTCGCCGACGATGGATTAATCTATCAAAAAGATGAATTACCAAACTTTACATTTGAATTCTTAGATATAAATGACATTAACAATGTAATTCAAAATCAACTGGAACCTGTAATTAAAAGTCGAGGCATGTTGGAATTCTATTATAACAACTTCGACCGTCCTGACCTCGCAGTGCTAAACATTGATTGGGTAAAAAGTACCACCAGCACTAATCAGTCAACAGGGTATTTTCGATTCATAACCAATGGTGCTCCAGCACCTGTTGGACCTAGTGTAAGCGATAATAAAAAATACATCGTAGTAAATAGTTTGGTCAAGTTTAAGGCTCCTACTGGTTATCATTTCATGACTGACCAAAATAACCGTCTAATGTCTGGCAGCGCAAATCATCCTAATGCTACAGACACACTGTGGGCCACAGTTAGTGCGTTAACGCTTGACGGAACAAATTTTGGAAAAGGTAATCTTGCAGATGGCACCGGACCAGTAAGTATAAATCAAGATATTCCAACCGGGGCTATTGCAATACAGGTTATACCACAGTTGATAACTGACTTACCAAGCTCACTCGAGCAGACTATTAATACCCAGGTACAACTTTATAGAGAATTTGGGTTAGGGTACGATAATCTCAACAGTGTATGGTACCTTATTTCATCAACAAATTTGGATGCGTCAAATTCATTTAGTTTAGCAAACGCACAAAACACTACTGGTGCCGGATTAGACAATAGTTGGTTAGTTAGATTTGAAACTGATGGTGTGACCTATACCGTAACCAGTAGAAATCTAGCAAGATATTTCGGCAGTGTTTTACAAACACGATTTTTCTGGGATGGTAGTCAAGAAGTTTATGATACCAAGACAGGAAAAACAATCAATGACTTCGTTAATGTTTTAAAAATCAACACAGTTCCGGATGCAAGCACCCCTTTAAATGTAGATCAAATTTTAGATATTGTAGGGCAGCCAGTTGAAGCCGACGGCTTTGTTGACGATTTTAGGGTGCAGATAAGTTTTGGTGACTTCGACAATGATAACGTTCCAGATGATCCAGATTACTTTACTACCATTGTTGATCCATCTGTAAATCCTAATTCCAAGTTGGTGTTCCTACAACGCACCACTGATTTTGATAATTTAGAAAGGTATTTGCCATTGGCTGCTGGAGTTATTGTTTCCACATTTGCAACATTAGATGCAATCGAGCTTGCTAAGAGCGAATACGCAGACGGACAGGTATTCTATGCTACCAGTGACAAAGCCTTTTATATATTAAGTATAAGTGTAAGTGGCGTTAGAACAATCGCATCAGTGGCAGGCTATGAAGCCTTTGTTGGTCGTAATAGTCTTGATTTTCAATATAGACACAATGCTCCGTTGAGCCGTCGGATTGACCCAGGCTCTACAAATATTATCGACGTATACTTGGTTACCAGCGCCTACTATATTGCTTACCAAAACTATATCAAAGACAGCACAGGCACTGTTCCACAACCTGCATTACCTACAATCGATGAATTAAACACAGATTACAATGGACTTAATCAGTACAAAATGATTTCTGATAACGTGATATTAAACAGTGTTATATTCAAACCGTTATTTGGCAATAAAGCTGCTACAGAATTACGAGCAACAATAAAGTGCGTAAAGAATGCAAACAGCACTGTTAGTGAAAGTGAAATTAAGAGTCGAGTTATCGCCGAGATGAACAATTACTTTACTATTGATAAATGGGACTTTGGTGATACATTCTATTTTAGTGAACTGAGTGCCTACCTACATGATGAGCTAGGCGATATAATTAGTACGGTTGTACTGGTTCCAGTTGATCCGCTGAAGAGTTTTGGTGATTTATACGAAATTAGAAGCCAAGCAAATGAAATTTTTGTTAATGCCGCAACAGTAAATAACGTCGAAGTAATTACTGCATTAACCAGTAGTCAGTTGCGTAGCGGTGCTCCAGTAAGCGGATTAACATCAGGCAGTTCAAACAATGGTACAACTAGCGGCAGTACAACCAGTGGTAGTAGTAGCAGCGGTGGAGGAAGTTCATACTAATGGCAACTTCAGTTCGTAGCGTTGATTTTTTACCTGAAATCTTTCGCACAAATACAAACAAACAATTTTTAAGTAGCACACTTGATCAGTTGGTTCAAGAACCAAAAGTTACACAGCGTCAAGGCTATATTGGACGAAAAGTTGGAGTTGGGGTAGACCCGAACGACAGTTATCTTGTTGAACCTTCCGCTGAACGATCAGATTATCAATTAGAGCCCGGGGTTGTATTTTTAAAACCAAATCAAAATGTTGTTGACGATGTAATCACCTACCCAGGAATGATTGATACTCTTGCACTTAAAGGTGCAAACGTAACCCGTGCTGATCGATTATTCAATAGTGAATACTACTCATGGGATTCGTTTGTAGACTTTGATAAGTTTGTAAACTTTGGACAATACTATTGGTTACCTGAAGGACCGGATAGCGTAGATGTGAGTGCAACTGCTATTCCATTGACCGATGATTTCACGGTTACCCGAGGCACCAATGGTTACACCTTATCGGGTTATAGTGCCGTATTACCAACAATTACACTGGTAAGGGGAGGCAACTACACCTTTGATGTGTCGCAAACTGGCAATCCTTTTTGGATCCAAGCAGCTCCTGGAAAGTCAGGAACGCTTCCTTTTTCGAGCCAGAGTAGCAGGGAGGTTCTTGGCGTATCAAATAATGGCGATGATTTAGGAACAATCACTTTTAATGTACCTGATGTTGATGCGCAGAATTTTTATTTTACACTTGCTGATGGTGGTTCTGTTGATCTTGTAACTGATCTTAAATTTAATCAAATATATGGATCAACACTAAGCAACCTAAAATCTACATATGGCGGAATAGATGGATTTACAGACATTGGAAGTCGCACACTTATTTTCACTGAAACAGCCGACGGAGAAGCAGGTGGCTGGACCGATGACGGCGGTGCAACCTATATCACCGACGACGCAACCAAGTATGGTATTTGGAGAATTAATTTATCAGCTGCTGAAGATCCAATTATAACACTGAGCCTTGTGCAGTCAGTATCAAATTTAACTAAGTTTAACATAAACTACGGCACCGCAAATGCAAGCTCCACCTGGTACAAAGATGCAAATGGATATTATGTAAGACAACCATTGATAACAGCAAATGCTGACACCCTGTACTATCAAGATGGTACCAATGATAATTTCTTCGGAGTAATTAATTTTATCGAAGAATCTGACGACGCATTTGTAAATGTTACAGAAATATTGCAATCTAGCACATATACAAGTCCAAACGGTGTCACATTTACCAACGGACTTAAGGTACAATTTGAAGGGTTGACACAACCAGCAAGTTACAGTGGAAAGGAATATTATATTGAAGGCGTAGGTACACAAATAAAATTGTTGCCAGTTACTGATTTTAAAACCCCAGAAACCTACACAACTAGTTCAACGGTTCCGTTTGACAGCACTGGCTTTGATGCGGTAGCATTTGATGACAGCCTAAATGCTCCAACAGTGCAAGATTACCTGACCATTAATCGTGCAAGTCTTGATTTAAATGCATGGACTCGGAGCAATCGCTGGTTTCATGTAGACATCATTAATGTTACCGCACAGTACAATAATTCAGTAGCGGTATTAGACAATGATAATCGAGCAAAGCGTCCAATACTTGAATTTAAACCAAGTTATAAACTCTATAATTCTGGAGTAGAAGGTATCCAACCAGTGAACGTAATTGATACCACTGAACAAGATGCTTTTAGTAATGTCAATGGGTCGTTGGGATACAGCACAGATGGTTATTCTTTAACCGAGGGCAGTAGGATTATATTTGCGGCAGATTTAGACACTGCTGTACGCAACAAAGTATATGTGGTAAGTTTTGTTCGGCCAAACCCGAGCAGCGATCCAGTTATTGATTTACAACCTGCTGATATTTCGTCACCAGGTGTTAGCACAAATCACATGGTTGTCCAATTAAATGGTGTTAAGGGACAAGGAAAATCATATTTCTACAATGGTACCGGATGGATAGAAGCACAACAAAAAACCGCTGTCAATCAAGCACCACTTTTTGATTTGTTTGATAATCTTGAAAACAGTTTTAGTGATACCGATGTTTATCCAAGCAGTACCTTTGCAGGAAGCAAGTTATTCAGTTACGCAGTTGGCACAGGTGTTGCAGACAGCGTCCTTGGAACTCCTTTGAAGTACCAAAGCATTAACAATGTTGGAGACATAACATTTACAAACAATCTATACAGCGACACATTCTTATATGTAGACGATTCGGTTAGTGTTACAGAAAACATTAGTCTCGGGCATGTCCAACAGTATAGTTCACTTACGGCATATACTAAACAATTAGGCTGGCAAACAGCAACCAATCAAATAACAAGTAGGCAAATATTCAGTTTCACCTACAATGCTATTCCATTGGTGTTAGATATCAAGGTTGACACAATTGGAACGGCTGTACCAGTCAAAGTTTTTGTGGACGGTGAGTTTGTATTACCAAGCACTTATACTGTTACAACAAATTCAAGTGGTTTAAGTGTGATAACGTTTATCACTGCTCCTGCCACTGGCACTCCAATCGAAGTAAGCGTAACCAGTAATACACCTAGTCAGATTGCGTACTATTCTATCCCTGCAAACTTAGAAAATAATGCTATCAATATTGATACAAAAGAGTTTACGCTTGGAACTATACGAAATCATTATAACACAATTTGCCAAAATTTACAAGACTTTACTGGAAAAATTAATGGCGCTAACAACATCCGTGATCTTGGAAATATAACTCCTTACGGAGAGAGTATCCAACAACAAAGTTCGCCACTGACGTTTGCTGGTACATTCTTAAAAGATAAAGATTTTGATTACTACAATGCCATTGACTGGTCAAGCTATGAGTATGAGAAATACAAAAACGTTGTATTAGATACAGTGGCTCGAATTGATTGGTCGGGTAAAACAAATGCATATATTTTAGACACCTGTTTACAAACAATTAATTCGGGGAAAAACCAATTTAGTCCATTTTATTGGAGCGATACACTGCCAACGGGTAACACCTATGCTGAAACAAAGTATACTTACACCGCAATATCTACAAACGTGTTTGACATTTTGTACTCATATGACCTAACTAAAGCAAATTATCAAGGAATCCTTGTGTATCGTAACGATACGATTCTTACTGGTTTTGGGCATGATTACACAGTGGCAACAGACGGGCCTCGCATTACTATTAACACCGACAATGTAACACTTGCGGTCAATGATGTAATTACGATTCGTGAGTACACTACAACCTACGGTAATTATGTGCCTCCTAGCGCTGCTTGTTTAGGACTCTCTCCACTTTACCAACCAGAAAAATTTACAGACAACACCTATGTTACACCAACCGATGTAATTCGAGGTCATGACGGAAGTTTAACTGTTGCGTTTGGTGATATTAGAGATGATATATTACTTGAGTTTGAAACACGCATTTATAATAACACTAAAGTTGCAAATAGATACAATGAAGCCATTGAGTACACTGATGTGGTTCCAGGACAGTTCAGAACCACAGAGTATACCATGGCCGAAGTAAATGAAATGCTATCACAGAGTTTCCTCAGTTGGGTTGGAACAAATAAACTTGATTACAAAACACAGGTTTATGATGCTAACAATGCGTTTACATGGAACTACAGCAACAGTCAAAACAAACTAGACGGTACCATCCTTCTCGGTGGGTGGAGAGGAATCTACTTTGATCTTTATGACACAGATAGTCCTCACACCCGTCCGTGGGAAATGCTTGGCATCACAGAAGAACCAACATGGTGGCAAAATGCCTATGGACCTGCTCCCTATACCAGCGGCAACCTGGTGCTGTGGGAGGATCTACGCGACGGTAAAATTGCTTATCCAACTGGTTCGGTAGTTGTAGAAAAATACAAGCGTCCACAATTACTCGATATTATTCCTACGGATAGTGAAGGCAACCTACTTGCACCAATGTATGTTATTGTCGGCAATTATGATCAAAACAGTTTCCAAAAGAGTTGGAACTTTGGAGATCAAGGACCAACTGAAACAGCCTGGAGGCGTAGTAGTCAGTATAGATTTGCGTTACAAAAACTTTTAGCATTAACAAAGCCAGCACAGTATTTTTCACTTTTTGCAGATCTTGATTTGTATAAAGAAAACACCAATTACAACCAATTTTTATACAACAACCGTTACCGTTTGAATTCAAACGATGTTGTAATCTATGGTAACGGAACAGCAAAAAACAGTTATATCAATTACATTGTTGATTACAACAGAATAAAAGGGCTTGACAGCACCACAGCATTGACTACAACATTACAAAACATAGACATCCGCTTGTGCTATCGTGTGGCAGGTTTTACCGATCAAAAGTATTTCAGAATTTACAGCGAAAAAAGTTCGCCTAACAGTTTAAATGCAAGTTTGCTGTGGCCAGATGAGAGTTTGCAGTTAGTATTGTATAAAAATCCTGCCAGCAGTGAAATAAACTGGAGCAGTGTTATTATACAAAGCACAGCAACAGGCTATGCTGTTTATGGATACAGCACCACAAAACCATATTTTGAGATTTATCGCAGCCTAACCAATGGCAATTACAACTCAATACAGGTTGCTGGCCAAACAGTTAGGGTTGCCAAAGATTTTTCAGATACTGTTGTAAGGGTACCATACGGATATTCATTTACCAGCATTAGCAGTGTTGTTGACTTTCTTATAAGTTACGGACAACGCCTAAGTGACCTTGGTATGAATTTCGATTCCCAGTACAACAATATTGTATTAAACTGGACACAAATGGCAGAAGAGTTTGTGTACTGGTCACAGCAAGGCTGGAGTGCCGGAGCAATTATCAATTTAAATCCGAGCGCAGGAAAACTTGAAATGACAGGCAACAACACGGTGGTTGATAGCCTTGTTGAACCTGGACGGGAAACTGCTTTGTTAGATGCTAATAGGCAGCCGATTCAGTCAAAAGATTATGTGATTGAAAGACTTGACAATACATTTACATTGTTATCGCAGAACAATACTTCATTCAACTATCTTAATGCACAATTTGTTAGTTACGAGCACATTCTTATTTTTGATAACACAAGTATTTTTAATGATTTATTATACAGTCCAGGCACTGGTGCAAGGCAAACACGTCTGTTGTTTGATGGCAACATCACCAGCGATTGGAATGGCACACTGAATGCCCAAGGTTTTATTTTAAACCAGGATAACATTCAAGAATGGTTGCCAAACCGCGCATACAGCAAAGGCGAAATAGTTCTTTACAAAGATTCGTATTGGAGTGCTGGAGCAATTCTGCCTCCGGCTGAAAAATTCAATTTTAATGATTGGATTAAAAGTGATTATGAACGTATTTCAAAAGGCTTGTTACCAAACCTTGCACAAAAGAGTGAATTAGTTGAAAACTATTACGATACTAAAACAGCAAACACTGAACAAGATGCTGACTTGCTAGCATTTGGTTTGATTGGATTCCGCCCAAGAGATTACATGGAGGCATTAAATCTTGATGACATAAGTCAGGTTAACCTTTTCCAACAGTTTATTGGAACCAAAGGTACAACCCAAGCCACTGATGTTTTCAGCAATGCAAGGCTGGATAAGGAAGTTGCTGAATATGATATTTTTGAAAACTGGGCGATACAACGTGCATATTATGGGGCTAATGCTAACAGAAGTTATTATGAATTAAAGTTAGACGAATCTTTATTATTGTCTAATCCGTCAACCGTGAGCGTAATACAACCGCAAGAAACAAACACAGCAGATCAACAAGTTTTGCTTAGTGACATTTACAAGCAAAGTTATAAATTAACCAGTACTGATATTTTGCCGGCTGAGGTATATGGCAATGATGATACTTCGTTGCCAAGTGCCGGGTACGTTAACGCTGATGATGTAGATTTGCAAGTTTTTGATCTTAACGATTTAACAAGTTTAATAGGCCAGATCGATAATATTGCACTTGGTACGGTTGTATGGGTAGCGAAAAGTAATCCGTTTGACTGGAACATCTATAGAGCAAACATAGTTGATCCACCGCTGGTGCAAGTAAGAGATAATCTTGACGGAACTTCGACTCTAACCTTTAATGGTAATCATGGTTTAATTGAAGGTGATCGTGTAGTCATAAAATATTTTGATGCAGATGTTGATGGCGCCTATGAAGTAGCAACCGTTCCAGGATTAAAAACAATAACTCTTGAATTAAGTCTACCTGGGGACGAAACAGTTTCTACAGGTAATGGTACCGTTTTTGTTTTACGAAGTGTAAGGGTAGCGCAAGCCAGTGATATAGCCAACCTCGGAATAGTAAATTCTTTGACTGCTAAAAGTCAGATTTGGGTAGACAACGATGGGACCGATCATTGGGCTGTTTATCAGAAAAATAATCCATTTTCATCTAATAATTCAATAAAGGCATCAGCTGAAGATGCCAATGATTTATTTGGAACATCGGTAGGACAAGGATTTAACAACCA